CAGACCGGCAACGGCTCCCAGCGGGCCAACCTGCGTAACGCTAGCGCCAAGCTCGTCGTAATGTGCGCGATCGACGAGAACGGCGACCCTTTGTTCGAGCCCAAGGACATGCTGAAGGTCTCCCAGATGCCGGCCTACGCCCTTCAGCGGCTCACCGCTGCCGCACAGCGGCTCTGCGGGTTGACCGATGACGACATGCGGGAGCTGGTCGAGGATTTCGGCGACGCCCCGAACGGGTCTTCTACCACCGGTTAGCGCTCGCCCTCGGCTGCACCGTCGCCGAGCTGCTGTCTCGCATCAGTGCCCGCGAACTCGCCGCATGGCAGGCGTTCGAGCGCCTGACCGGGCCGATCGACCCGCGCGAGCGGCTGGACTACGCCGCAGCGCTGGTCGCCGAGCGCATCACCAACAGCCTGACCACCACCAAAGGCCGCCGCCTGGAGGTGGGCGACTTCCTACCACGCTGGAACACTCATCGAGTCGAGTGGGAGGAGGACCGTGGCGACCATTCGTAACCTCATGGTGCGCCTCGGTATCGACTTCTCCGAGCGTGGCCTGACGAGGGCAACCCGGTCGCTGACCCGGTTCGAGGCGCGCCTGAACCGGGTGGGGCGCCTGTCCGCCGGTGGGGTCGGCCTGNCCGCGCTGGCTGGTGGGGCGGCATCCCTGGTGGCTGCCCTGACCCCGGTCGTCGCCTCACTTACTGCCCTACCAGGAAAGATCGCCGCGACTAAGGCGGCGACCGCCACTCTGCGCGTGGGCTTGATCGGTGTCGGTGATGCCATGTCGGCTATCGCCGAGGACGACGCTAAGGCCCTGAATGAGGCGCTGGAGAAGCTGTCCCCGAATGCGCGGGCATTCGTCAAGGAAGCCGCCCAGCTGAAGGNCGCCTTCAACCCCGTGCAGCAGGCCGTCCAGGACCGGTTGTTCGCCGGGCTGGCCGACCAGATGCGCCCCGCCGCTTCGACGCTGCTGCCGACGGTGCGCCGGGGCATGCTTGGCGTGGCCGGGGCGATGAACGCGGCGGCCCGGCAGGCGATCGCGTGGGCGAAGACCCCGGTGGCCCGGGGTGCGATCAGCACGGTATTCGCGTCCACCGAGCGCACCACCCGCCGCCTCNCGGGGGCGNTGCAGCCGNTCCTGACCGTNGTGTCCCAGCTCACGGTTAAGAGCCTGCCCCTGGTCGAGCGCATGGCCGGCTGGGCGACCACCGGGGTCAAGGCCGCCGCGGCGTTCGTCACCTCCGAACGGGGTGCGGCGCTGCTGAGCAGTGCTGTTCAGCGGGCGGGCGACCGGCTGGAGATGTTGGGGCGGATTGGCCGGAACATCGCCGTCGGCCTCGCGGCGATCTTCAAGAACGCCACCGAGACCGGGGTGGATTTCCTCGGCACGCTCGAGCAGCTCACCGCCCGGTTTGCCGCGTGGGCGCAGTCAGCCCGGGGGCAACAGCAAGCGGCTGAGGTGTTCCGCCTGCTCGGGCAGAGCGCACACTCACTGGCTACGGTCCTGCCCGTCCTCATGGGCCCGCTCGGGGCGATCGTGCACCTGCTGTCCATGATGCCCGCCCCGGCTCGCGGGGTCGTGGTGCAACTGCTGGCGGTGGCGGCCGTGATCGGTCTGCTGACCAGCCGGTTGGCCTTGCTGTCGCGCGGGCTCACCTTCATGGTGCGCGGGTTTACCCTCGCCAGGGCAGCCGTTGCAGGGGTTGCGCTCCAGGCTGGGATCATGACCGCCCGCACAGCTGCCATGACGGCCGCGCAGAAGGCGGCGGCGGTCGCGTCCCGGGCGTGGGCGGCAGCCCAGCGGTTGGTGAACGCCGCGATGCGGGCCAACCCCATCGGCTTGGTGATCACCGTGTTGACGGCGCTGGTCGGCGCGATCGTCCTGGCGTACAACCGGTCTGAGACGTTCCGGCGGATCGTTCAGGGCGCTTGGCGTGGCATCCAGGTCGCCGTGTCGTTCGCCTGGAACAACGTGATCCGCCCGGTTTTCAACGCGCTGGTGCGGTTCATCACCGGGACGTTGGCCCCGCGGGTGATGTGGCTGTACAACTCGGTCATCCGGCCAGCGTTCTCCCGAATTGGCCAGGCGATCTCCTTCACCTGGAACCGTGTGATCCGGCCCGTGTTCGACACGCTGCGGACCGCGATCACGTCCACCATCCCGGGCGCATTCCGCAGTGGCGTCAACGCCATCAAACGGTTCTGGGACCGGCTGATCGGCATCGCCAAGACACCGGTCAACTTCGTGATCCGGTTCTACAACCAGGGCGTTGCCGCCCTGGTCAACAGGCTTGCCGAGTTCGTCGGGATCAAGTCCCGGCTCCCCGCGATCCGCTACTTTGCCAAGGGTGGCGTGATGCCCGGGTATGCGCCTGGGCGGGACACGTTGCTCGCCGCCGTGAGCCCGGGGGAGTCGATTTTCCGCCCGGAGTTCACCCGGGCCGTCGGCTCGAAGTGGGTCGAGCAGGCGAACAAGGTCGCCCGCCGGTCCGGTGTGGCCGGCGTCCGGCGATGGATCGCCGAGGGGCACCCCATCGGTGCCGAGGGGCTCGCGTTCGCCCGCGGCGGNATCGTCCCGAGGTTCGCCGGCCGCTTCGCGTTGGGCGGCATCATCGGCCGGTTCGTCCAAGGGGTGAAGGACTTCACCATCGGCAACGTCGCCAGGGGCGCCCGGACACTGCTCAACAAGGTNCTGGGAGTGATCCCCGGCGGCGGCATGCTCCGGAGGATCATCGCAGCGATCCCGCCGTGGATCATCAACACCGTCGTTAAGTGGATCGGCGACAAGGTCACTGGGGGCGTCGGTGGTCCCGCTGTGCAGCGGGCGCTCCGGTTCGCCCGCTCCCAGGCCGGCAAGCCGTACGTCTGGGGTGGTGTCGGCCCCGCAGGCTACGACTGTAGTGGCTTCATGAGCGCGATCACGAACGTGATCAAGGGCCGGTACCCGTACCGGCGCTTGTTCACGACGTTCTCGTTCACCGGGGCCACGAACGGCCCGGCAGGGTTCGTCCGCAACCTGCGAAGCGGGTTCATGGTCGGCATCACCAACGCGGGCGTCGGCCACATGGCCGGCACGCTCGGCGGCGTCAACGTCGAGTCCCGTGGCTCCCGCGGTGTTGTGGTCGGCCCGGCGGCCCGGGGGGCCAACAGCAGCCTGTTCACCATGCGGTACGGGCTCCGGTTCGACAAGGGTGGGGTCATGCCTCCGGGCTACGGCGCGTTCTACAACGGCACCCGCAAACCCGAGTACGTGTTCACCGATCGGCAGATACGCGCCCTCGCTGGGACCACGGTGCAGGTGACGGTGAATGTGCCACCGGTTGCGCACCCGCACGAGGTCGGCAAAGCGGTGTACGAGGTGCTGGAGCCGTACATGTCCCGTTCGGGGAGGAGGCTGCCGCGTTGAACAAGGACGTGAAGGACGGGGTGTTCATCGACCCGGTCACCGGGGAGGAGCACCAGATCAAGCTGATCCACAAGCACGGTTTCCCCGCGTCCACCCCGTGGGAGGACGCGCAGCCGGTCGCGATCGCCAAAGCCCTGGAGATCGCCGGTGGCGGGGATGTGCTCGCGGTGGAGCGGGTGCAAACCCCCGAGCATGAGGCGGCTGGCGAGTATCTGGTGAAAGTTGTCGTCGGCTGAGGATGGCGGAACCCCTTTACCCGCAGGTCATCGTCGAGTGCCAGTTCACCGACGGGACGTGGACGGACATCAGCCCGTGGGTGCGCGGCGTCACGATCAACCGTGGCTGCTCGCGGGTGGAGTCCCCCATCATCCGGTACGACGCTGGCACGGCCACTATCCGGCTGGACAACCGGGACCGGCGGTTCGACCCGACCAACCTGGCAGGGCCGTACACCCAGTCGTTCGAGGCGGACACGGGGATCAAGTTCTTCACCTGCTCGCGCACGCTCACGTTCGGGCAAGGGTGGACCGTCGATGTGAAAAGCGCCACCGGTCAGGTGGCCACGGTGCGCGCCGTCTCCAGCAAGGCGACGGGCACCACCGGTAGCAGCTCCGTGCCCAAACCAGCGGGCACCCAGCCCGGGGACCTGCTGGTCGCGTTCCACTTCGCCGACGTGGGCACCCTGGCCGACATGGGCACCCCAACGGGTGGGGCCACCTGGAACCTGCTCGCGTCCCGCACCGAGGGGGACGACACCTTCTCGTGCAAGGTGTGGCGCAAGACGGCCGGAAGCTCTGAACCGTCGGCCTACACGTTCACGCAGAACACCAGCGCCGACGGTGTGATCATCATTGTTGCGGTGCAGGCCGGCACGTGGGACACCGGCACGGCCCCGGTGGTGGCGTCCACCTCCAACCCCGAGACGAGTTTCTTCGCCACCCCGGCCACCACCCCGCCCGGCAGCAGCAGCCTGGAGATCCGCGCCGCCGCCGGGACCGGGGCGTTCGGCCGGTGCGCGTGGGAGTCCCCGAAGGAGTGGGAGGAGCGCGCCGACACGCAATCGAACATCTACACCACGGCCACGCTCGCGGTGAAGCAGCTCACCGGGCAGGTCGGCGGGGGCACGGATACCCGGGTGAAACCGGGCCGGCCGATGCGGGTGCGCGCCCGGTTGCCGTTCACCCCAACCACCAACCTGATCAAGAACCCAAGCTTCGAGGTGGACACCACCGGGTGGGGCAGCAACGGCACGAGCGAAATCGGCCGGGATCCGGGGGTGTCCCGGTTCGGCGGGTGGGCTGGGTCCGTCGCCAAAACTGAGGGCGCGTCCATCGTCAACATNGAGCTGGTGGCGCCGCACACCCTGTCTATCCCGGCGGGTACCCAGGTGACCATCAGCGCCTACGTGATGATCCCCGCCGCCGTGTACCCGGCACTTTCGGCGATTTTCATCGCGGACGCCACGTTTGACGGAGCGATCGACGGGGCGTTCGCTGAGATGCCGCCCGGCCCGGACGTGTGGCACCGGGTCACCTGGTCAGGCAAGGTCAAATCCGGCAAGACGCTCACCCGGTTCCAGATCCAGTTCTGGACGGACGGGTCGCACGCTACCGGGCAGGTCATCGCCTACGTGGACGGGGTGCAGGTGGAGACCGGTGTTACCGCGCCGACCCCGTACTGTGACGGTTCCCAGCCCGCGTGCACCTGGTCGGGGGCCGAGCACGCCTCCGCCTCCACCAGGCCCGCATCGTTCACGTTCGACCTGTTTCGGGGGTTCGTGGACGACTGGCTGGTGGAGTGGGAGCGCACCTACGACAGCGAGGTCACCGTGCCCTGCACGGACGGGCTCGGCGTGGCGGCCGATTACGAGCGGGACCCGGTATCCCCCGTTGGAGCGGGGGAGACCACCGGGGCGCGCGTGCACCGCATCCTCGACAGCATCGGGTGGCCGGCCACGGACCGTGTGATCGCCGCCGGGGACAGCACCGTGCAGGCCACCACGTTGGAGGGGGATGCCTTGTCGGAGCTGCAACTGGTGGCCGACACGGAGATCGGGGAGCTGTACTGCGACGGGTCGGGGCGTGTGGTGTTCCGCAACCGGCACGCCCTGATCACCGATACCAGGTCCACGACCCCGCAGGCCAGGTTCGGCGAAGGCGGCCCCGCCAAGGGCCGGCTTCCGTACCACGAGGTGGTGATCGCGTACGACCGGTCGCAGATGGCGAACATCGTCAGGATCAGCCGGGCCGGTGGGACACCGCAGACCGCGATCGACCAGAACAGCATCGACGAGTACCGGGCGCGCACGTTCACCCGCGACGACCTGGTGATGCAGTCCGACGCCGAGGCCCTGGCCGCCGCCCAATGGGTGCTCTACATCAGCCGGGAACCGGAGCTGCGGTTCGACCAACTGGTGATCCGCCCCGAGAAAGACCCGGAAACCCTGTTCCCGCAGGTGCTGTCCAGGGAGATTGGCGACCGGATCATCGTCGAGCGGCAGCCCCCCGGCGGTGGGGAGCAGGTGGTGCGTCAGGTGTTCATCCGGGGNATCCAGCACGAGATCCGCGGCGGTGGCGGGGACGGTCCCAGGTGGGAGACCACGTGGACACTCCAGTCCGCCACACGGGTCGGGTCGTTCCTCACCTTGGGGCACCCGGAGCTGGGCCGCATCGGGTCGAACGCGCTCGTCTACTAGGTGAGGGGCCGTGCCTTTCAAAACCTTCCGCGACGGCGAGGTGCTGTACGCGGCGGATGTGAACCGGTACTGGATTCAGCAGGTCTCCGTCATCAAACCCGCCGATGAGTCGCTGGTCAGCACCACCATGCAGTCCGACGACCACCTGGTGGTGCCCCTGCTGGCAAACACCCAGTACTGGCTCGAATGCCTCCTGCTGTACGAGGGCGGCACCACCGGGGATATCAAACTCCAGTGGTCGGTACCGTCGGGTGCGGTGGTGGAGTGGTCCCACGGCGGGCTGGGCACCTCGGCGTCCACCAGCGTCGGCAATGTCAGCCGGAACTTCTCCCCGTCCCCGGGCACCGTGGGGGCGCTCGGCGCCGGCACATCCCTGGTAATCCCCATCGAGGGCAGGGTCACCACCGGGGCCAACGCGGGGAACCTGCAACTCCAGTGGGCGCAGAACGCATCCGACACCACGCCCACGATCGTGAAACAAAACTCGGTGTTGATCTTGCAGAGGCTCACTTTCTGATGCCGATCCGGGACTTTGCCGACGGGGAAACCATCTCCGCTGCCGACTTCAACCGGTATTTCATGCAGCAGCATGTGGTGGTCAAACCTGTCACCGAGTCGGTGGCCAACTCCACCACCACCCAAGACGACGACCACCTGTTCGCCCCGGTGGTGGCGGGCACCGACTACTGGGTGGTCGCGCTGATCCTGTACGACGGGAACAGCGCTGCGGACCTGAAGATCTCGTGGAGTGCCCCGTCCGGGTCCACGTTCGACTACGTGTCCGACGCCCTGGGGAGCGGCACAACCGGCAGCGTTGGCCAGGTGTCACGCACCCACCAGCAGCTCGGCAACACCCCATCCCCGGGTACGGTCGGCGCCGGTTCGCCGGTGGCGTCCCTGGCCAAGGGGATTCTCAGGGTCGGCCAGAACTCGGGGACGTTCCGTTTCCGGTGGGCGCAACTCACGGCTAATGCCACCCCGACGAGGGTGCTCGCCCGGTCCACACTCACCCTGCGGAGGCTCACCACCTGATGCCGATCAAGGATTTCCAGGTTGGTGCGCCCCTCACCGCCGACGATCTCAACACGTACCTGCTTCAGCAGTCCCACGTCATCAAACTTGCCGACGAGTCCGTCACCAGCTCAACCACCCTCCAAAACGATGATCATCTTGTGTTGCCGGTGACGGCGAACACCCGGTACTGGGTGCAAGCGATGATCATCTACACGGGCAACAGCACCGGGGACCTGAGGTACACGTTCACCGGTCCCACGGGGGCGTCTTTCGACTGGGTGGGCGATCACCTGGGCGAGGGCGTGGACTCCACCACGGGCATCATCTCCCGCACCGTGCAGTCCATCGGCGCCTCCAACGTGATTGCCGGGGCCGTCACGGGCGCCACACAGGTGGCCCTGCCGAAGGGGATCCTCATCGTCGGCTCCAGCTCGGGCACGTTGCGCCTCCGCTGGGCGCAGGGCACCTCAAGCAGCACACCCACAACGGTGAAAGCGGGATCGATCCTCATGGCCCGCCGGATCACCGACTGACCAGGGAGGGGGACCTTGTGACCTCGGGGGAATCGGAGATCGCCAGTCACGAGGTGCTGGAGCGGCTGACCAGGATCGAGGTCAAGCTCGACGCCGCGATCAACCGGACGGATGACCACGAGAGCAGACTTAGGCGACTGGAGCGCGCCGTGTGGGTGGCGACGGGTGCCGCGGCGATCGCTGGTGGGGCGATCGGTGGGGTACTTCGCCAGGCGCTGGGAGGCTGACATGGCAATCGACCTTGTGACCCGCTCCGAGTGGGGGGCGCGCGCACCGAAGGGCGCCTACAGCTACCTGGCATCCACGCGCGGGGTAAAGATCCACTACACGGGTGGGCACGTGGACCCCCGCACGTTGACCGATCACAGCCGGTGCGTGGCGGCTGTGCGGGCGATCCAGGCGATGCACATGGACGGCAACGGGTGGATCGACATCGGGTACACCGCCGTGGCATGCGCCCACCGGAAAGTGTTCGTCGGCCGGGGCCCGCATCATCTGCCTGCCGCCAACGGGCCTGGATTAAACAGCGGGCATTACGCGGTGCTCGGCCTGGTCGGCACCTCGGGCGTGACCCATCCACCCGACGCCATGCTGCACGGCATCCGGGACGCCATCGAGTGGCTGCGCCGGGAGGGCGGCGCCGGGCCGGAGATCAAAGGCCACCGTGACGGCTACCCGACGGACTGCCCGGGTGGACCGCTGTACGCGTGGGTGCGCGCCGGCGCGCCACGCCCGCCGGTCAAGCCTGAGCCGACCCCGAAGCCTGAACCGGAGGAGGACATGCCCGAGATCGTGTCGCTGGGCCTCGAGAACGAGGTCGTAGTGCCGGCGAACACCGACTATCAGCCGTGGTGGACGACCGAGTGGAAGGACTCCGCCGGGTGGCACCCGGCCGGGGGACAGTCCATCGCCCCGGATGAGCCCGTGTGGGCGGACATCACCACTCACATCGCACTCCGCGGTTTCCGGCCCAATGATCCCGTCGAGGTGGGTCTCACCCGGCACCGGAACGACGGGAAACTCGTGGACGTGGCCTGGCCGATCGGGAAGCTAGCGACGGTCCACGCCGACGCCGACGGCCGCGTCGAGGTGGACTTGAACGGCCACTTCAAGCTCGACAAGGACAAGCGGGCGCGGGTCACCATCCGGCACACCAGCGCTACCACGGTCCACCTGGAGACCTCGAGCGCGTTCAAGGCGATCCTCTACCGCTACTAAGGAGAACAGCATGCGAAAGAGAACACTCGCCGCCGTCGTCGCCGCTGGTGCTGTGCTCGGCGTAGGCGGTGCCGGGTACGCTGCCGTGGCCTCGGCCAGCTCGCAGCCTGCCGTGCTGGGTGCGTGCGCGAACACCAAGGCCAAGGGTGCGCTGCGTCTGCTGGAGCCGGGGAATCTCAACAAGTCGCAGTGGGGCAAGTGCGGCAAGGGCGAGGTGAAGATCCAGGTCGCCACTTCGGTGGCCAAGGGCCCGAAGGGCGACCCTGGCCCGCAGGGTCCGAAGGGTGATCCAGGTCCGGCGCCAAATGTGTTTGTGTTCCGCCGCGCGAGCGGTGTCGAGACCTGCCGTAAGGCGGCGACCTCGACCCCGGATCGGCTGGTGTACGTGTGCACCACCCGGCCCACCCCGTCCCCATCGGCGACCCCGAGCGCATCACCGACCCCGTCGTCGAGCTGACCGAGTCTATTCGGGCGCTCAGCGCCCTTTTTTGGTTGCCCANGATCCCCGGAAGGAGGGGCAATGAACGATCATCTCGTATCCCTGATCCGCACCTACTCGGCGATCTGGATCCCCACCGCCGCCGCATGGCTCGCCGGGTTCGGTGTGGATCTGCCCGTNGATGAGACCACGATGGTGGTCACCTCGCTGGCGGTGTCCATCTACTACACGGTCGTGCGTGTGCTGGAGTCCCGGTGGCCGTGGGTGGGTGTGCTGCTGGGCTCCACCAGGCAGCCGACTTACCGGGCTCGGAGGGAGACCGATCTCCGGTGACCCTCGTGGACCAGGGTCAGCTCTACCACCGGCATGACCGGGCTGACGCGCGTCTGGGCCGCAATCTGTGGCTCGACGCGCGCAGCCTGGCATACCGGGTAGAGGGCGACCCGGACCTGATGGCCCTCCGCCTGCGCAGCGTACGGTGGGACCGGGTATTGCCTGTCCTTGACCAGGGTGACCTCGGGGCGTGCACCGGGTACGCCGGTACCGGGATGCTCGGTACCGCGCCGTACTGGTGGCAGGTAGGCCAGTACGTGGTCCCGCAGGATGCGGGTCACGCGAGCCGGTTCGCGGTGAAGCTTTACAGCGACGCCACGAAGGTGGACCCGTGGCCTGGGCAGTACCCGCCGGACGACACCGGGTCGTCGGGCTTGGCGGTGTGCAAGGTCCTCAAGACCAGAGGCACGATCACCGGGTATCGGTGGGCCACCAGCGCTCGCGGGCTGGTGCGGCTGCTCCAGGATGGCCCGGTCATGATGGGCATGCCCTGGCACAGCGCGTTTTTCGAGCCCGACAGGTCGGGGTTCATCGACAACGGCCAGTGGTGGACCAGCGGTGTGGCTGGCGGACACGAGGTCGAGGTCGTGGCCGTGGACGTGAACGAGCGTGACCTGTCCGCCTCGGTGCTGACCTGCGTGAACTCTTGGGGGTCCTCGTGGGGTGATGCCGGCCGGTTCCGCATGCGCGTAGGCACCTATGAGAGGCTGCGCGGCGTGGATCTCAAGCAGTTCGTCGTCGACTGAGGTTGATGATGCTTACTGCACCCTTCCCCTGGTTCGGTGGTAAAAGCCGGGTAGCCCATCATGTTTGGCAGCGGTTCGGCGACGTGGACAACTACATCGAACCGTTCGCCGGGTCGCTTGCGGTACTGCTCGGTCGGCCGGCGAGTCACAGGGGCCGTATCGAGACGGTCAACGACGCCGATGGGTTCGTGGCCAATTTCTGGCGCGCGGTCGCCTTCGACCCGGAGGAGACCGCGCGTTGGGCGGACTGGCCGGTGAACGAGAATGACCTGCATGCCCGGCATGCCTGGCTGGTGGAGCAACGTCCTTCTCTGACGGCACGGCTTGAGGGCGATCCGGAGTTCTATGACGCGCGGATCGCCGGATGGTGGGTCTGGGGTGTGTGCGCGTGGATCGGGTCGGGGTTCTGCTCGGGTAATGGCCCTTGGCGGGTGGTAGACGGAAAGCTGGTCCGCGGCGGCGCCGGGCGGGGTATCAACCGGCAGATCCCGCACCTCGGCGACGCCGGGCAGGGTATCAACCGGCAGATCCCGCATCTCAGCGACGCCGGGCAGAGCATTTACGACTGGTTTGCCTGCCTCGCTGCGCGACTCCGCACTGTCCGTGTCACCTGCGGCGACTGGTCCCGCGTCGTCACCGACTCGGTCACCGTCCGCAACGGCGTTACCGGCGTGTTCCTCGACCCGCCCTACAGCGACGAGATCGAACAAACTCGCGTTTACGCCGTCGACGCCCCCAAAATCGCCCGAGACGTGCGCCGCTGGTGCATAGAGCACGGCGACGACCCACGCCTACGCATAGCGCTATGCGGCTACGCAGGCGAAGGACACGAGGAACTGGAATCACACGGATGGACCGCATTTCACTGGCGTGCATCCGGTGGCTACGGCGCAGGCAGAGGCGGAACCGGTGACGCCAACCGGGGCCGGGAAACCATCTGGTTTTCGCCGCACTGCCGCAACGAACACGTACCGACACTGTTCGACGAACTTGCCTCATAATTCCCGAGCCCGAGGCTGAATCGTGGGGTAACGCCGGACGATTCCGGCTCTACCTCCGCACGCCGGGGGCGGTGCCAGACTGCCCCGCCTCCGGTGGGGCTCGAACACGTAGGACGCCGCCCTTCCTTAGGGCGGCGTCCTTTCGTTTCTGTCAGTGGCCTGCCATAGCGTGTAGGCGAGTCTGCTCGGCTCAAGCGAAGCGCCCCCATCCCGTTGCGCGAGGCGGGACGGGGGCGTTTTCGTCACGCTTCTTCGGCTCCAGATGCAGGATGCGGTAGATGGTGCTTCTGCCGACACCGGTGAGGAGATGGATCCGCCTGATGGGCACACCGGCCTGGTGCGCGGCCTGGATCAGCTCGTCGCGGCGCTCCACCACCTGCCGCCACTGGCGGAGCGCCTCCTCGGCAGCTGCGCGATCGGTCACGCCGCCACCTCCTCGAGGAGACGGGTCAGCTTACCCCAGGTGGTGCGGGCGACCACCCGAGTGGGGATNACCNGAGGCTCCCCTTCCAGGCCATAACCGGCCAGCTTCCCCTCAAAGACGAGGACCTGCTCGCCGGGGTTTGGCTCCCGACCCTGGAAATAGGAGATCAGATCNTTGGCGGAGGTGCATGCCGAGTACCCGGGATCGCATTCGATTGATCCCTGACCGGCGCATGAGANACAGGTGGCGCTCNCACCTGTGCNGTCGCAGCCGGCGCAGCCACTCCCCCGGCAGGNGCCGCACATGGGATCGGTGTANTCCACCCCGGTGCCGTCGCAGGCGACGCACCGGTAGCGGGAGGGATCATCTTCGCACCGCTCGGCTCCCCAGGGGGCCGAGTATGCGGTGCCGGCTGAGAAGTCGGGGCAGTCTGCCCAGTGGACGCGCCAGTAGAGGTCCAGCCGGTCGAGTAGACGCACAATCTCCATGTATCANATGATACATGTCTCATNTGATACATGCAAAGGAAGGGGCGGGCGTCCGTGGATGGTGCGGCCGCGGTGCTGGCGTACGCGGTTGTTGAGCGCCTCGTCGAGGCACGGTCGATATAATGTGAGCGAGTGCTCTCCTATTGGCGGTCGATCAGCTG